ATATTGAAAAAAGGGTGGGTTTATGGAGAACAGATCCAAAAGCAAAAGACCTTCAACCTTTGTTTAAAACAGGTGCGGAGTTACATATATTAATTATGAACGTAGAGGCTTTTTCTACTAAGAAAGGTATGGACTTTGCCGAAAGATTTTTAAACAGTCACAAAACATTAATGGGTATTGATGAATCTACAACTATAAAAAATCCTGCAGCAAAACGAACCAAGAATATTATATATTTAAAACAGTTTACAAAGTATAGGAGAATACTTACTGGTTCTCCAGTTACAAAATCACCTCTAGATTTATTTACACAATGTTATTTTTTAGATCCTTTTCTATTAGATCAATCCTCTTACTATGTATTTAGAACTAGATATGCTGTGTGTAGAAAAATAAATGTATCTGGTCGACAGGTTGAGATTGTAGTTGGGTATAGAAATCTAGCTGAACTATCAGAAAAACTAAAACCTTTTTCATATCGTGTATTAAAAGATGATTGTTTAGATCTACCTAAAAAAACATTTATGAAAAGAACTATAGAACTTACAGATGAACAAAAGAAAGTTTACAAACAAATGAAACAAGAAGCTATCGCATTCTTAAATGGAAAAATGGTTACGTCTGCAACTGTAATTACACAGCTCATGAGACTACATCAAATAACTTGTGGTCACTTTAAATCAAACGATGGTATGGTGCAGGATCTTAAAAACAATCGTATTGCAGAACTGATGAACATACTAGAAGAAGTAGAAGGCAAAGCTGTAATATGGGCTCATTACAGACATGATATCGAAAAAATTGTAGAGTCTATATCAAAAAAGTATGGCGAAAATACGGTAGTAACTTATTATGGTGATACAACTACAGATGATAGACAGAAAGCAATTAAAAAAATACAAGACAAAAATTCACCCGTTAGATTTATAATTGGTACACCACAAACAGGAGGTTATGGTATTACACTTACAGGTGCATCAACAATGATTTATTATTCTAATGGATATGATCTTGAGAAAAGACAACAATCAGAAGCTAGAATAGATCGTATTGGCCAAGAAAAACCAATGACGTATATTGATATTATGGCTGAAGATACTATTGACGATAAGATTGTAAAATCGTTACGTAACAAAGTTAATATTGCTACAGAGATTATGGGTGAAGAGTTAAAGACTTGGATCTAAAGTTTCTGTAATAAAACTATAATTATACCAGCCATACCACTTAACAAAGCACCAGCTGCTACTAATAATATTCTTTCTATTCTATTGATCTGTCCTTGTAGATCATTCATTTTATCGTAAGTTTGTTTCTGCATAATTCTGCAGAGTTTTTCATGTGATTCTATTTTTTGTAAAGCTTCGTTCTTAGGCATTTTTTGAAACCTTTCCTACTATAAAACATATTGGTTCTAATATTTTTCTATATATTCTGCCAAGAAGGTGAGTCTTACCTTTCATTTCTTGTTTAAGATCTAGCGTTCTGTGCCTAGCTATGTGCTCTAAAGTTTTCTTAACTACTTTATTCAATTTACCTTGACCTTTTGCAAACTTAACTAATGGTAAGAAAATCTTGTGATAACCTTTTTCATACTCAGGAGATAAATTATCTCTTGCGTATTTTAACCAAATTTTATTTCTAAAGTTTCCAAATCCGTATGACTCATTCATCATTGTACAAACTATTTTACCACTGCTTGTTTCAGCGCCGCCGTCTGCAACATCAATATCTGTTCTGGTAGGTCCACCTGTTATTCCATAATCTACACTTGTGTCGCTACTTCCTAAAGCTTCGCTTTCACCTGTATCGATTGCTGTGTTAATAGCATCTTTGATTTGTTGTTGTCTCGCAAGTGATGCCGGTGTTTGTGGTGCTTTCCTGTTTTGAATAGCAGTTAATCTATCACCTAAAGTTCCGATTGCTCCTTTACCATAAGCAGATACTTGATTGTAACCTTGTAATAATCCACCTGGACCATATAAGCTAGATGTATATGCTTGTTGACCAGGTGTCATAGAATCAAAAGTTCTTTGCGATAAAGTATTTGTATTAAATAAATCTCCACCTTTAACTAATCCTGCTATTGAACCTGCAATCGCACCAGGTATTCCAAAGATCATTCCGCCTGCTCCACCTAAAGCTTGCGATGCAATTGATCTACCTACAAGATCTTTTCCAAAATTAACAGCTCCGCCGCTTAAGTTTCTAAGTAATTCACCAAGACCTTTTTCTTCTTTACCTTGATAGGTGTCGAAAGTATCCGCCTCTCCATAAGTCATACCTGGTTCAAAATTGTAGAGACTAGCTATTCCTTCCTGTGAATTATTTAAATAGTCTTGATCAAAAAAATCTTGAAATACTGAACCTTGCATTACATCTGTTCCAGGCACTATGGGTGTTTGCCTAAGATCAAACTGTGGTTCTTGTGTAATACTAAATTGTCCTTGTCCCATTAAGCTAATCCTCTGTTTTTAAGTGTCATCATTTTCTCTTCTTCTGATAATAACGCTTGCTCTGTCATAGTCAACCCAGTTTGAGACACAGGTGGCGGAGTCTGCACTATTGCTGCATTTGGCATAGGTTGCTCCGGTAATGGTGGAATCATGCTAGTTTTTGGTTTTATTAGATAGTCTTCTTCATTAATAACAAAAGGTTGATTTAATTTTTGTTCGTCAAACAATCTATCTTGTATATTTTCCAATATATCAAGAACCTGATCATCTAATGGATTTGGTATTCCTTTTTCTTCTGATAGTTTTTCAAAACCTGTTATAACGTCATTACTAATATTAAAAGGTTTAAATTCATTATCCTCTATAAATCCATATAAAGGCATTGATTTTTGATCATCAAACTCCTCTGCAATCTTAGGATCTCTCATACCTAATACTTTAACAGCATCATATATTCTACGTAGTTTACTAAAAGATTCTAAATGCTGTCTGTTAGCCTTGATGTATTGTTCTATAATTTTATTTTTGTTTGTTATAGGATCACCTGTTCTTGTGCCTTCATATATCAAAGCACGTTCTGCTCTTTGATTTCTTTTAAACTCTGCTATTTTAAAGTTTAAGTTTTTTTCTAAATTTATTGGAACTTTTCTAAAACCAGTAAACCCTAAAAGCTCATCTGGTATTTCATATTTTTCACCTTTTAATGTATCTCCAGTTGCAGCTTTAGTTAATCTTAACACCTGTGCATAAGAGAAAGGAGATAGTTCGTATGCTGCATGTTGAAATGATTTATGTATTTTATCACCTAGCTCATCTCTTTCATTAAAGATTCTTCTACCATCTTTAGTTTGACCACCTCTTACAAAAATATCTAAAACAGTTGAAGTCCATATAGCTTCTTGAATAAAAGGTTCTAATACTTTACCCATTGATTTTACCATACCCTCTAATATCATAGGCACTAATGGAGCGTTTGGATCTCTTTGCACTGTGGCTAATGTTGTTTGAGCGGGCTGAATCATTGTGTCATAAAAGAAACCATGACTAAAATCTATGTATTTATATTTACCATTTTCATAAATTGGTAAAATAGTATTGTCTTCTGACCATGTTGGTAGCACTTCTCTTATAGCGTTTAATTGTTCTCTTGTTACTCCATATAAGCCTCTAAATATTTCTACAGCTGCTGGTGGTAACACCGCATAGGTAAAGCCTTGTCCTACTAAACTATTATATCCTATTTGTTTTCTTACAGGATCTTTAACTTCCTTTATTCCTCTCATTAGGGTGTTCGCACCTGTTCTATATATTTCTGCAGGAAAGGCTGCGAAACTTCCAAGTGGTGAACGTCTAACACTTTTTACAAAATCAGATACATACGCATAGTTTGGAACAGTCTCTCTTACAATCTGTGCTGCTTCTTTCATAATAGCTAAATCTGATGGTTTATTAGCTCTTGTTACAACTTTACCATTTATATCTTTAATACCTTTTTTAATTGCATTTTCAAAAGCAGCATCTAGTTTGTGAGCTTCTGCTAAAAAATTATACACTCTGAACACATCATCCTCTGCTGTGTATAAATCTTGAGCAACATCGTATATTTGTTTAAATTTTTTAGTTCCTGTATTTAAAACCTTATTAAAAAATCTATCTGCTGTGCCATATTTTGTTCTTATCTGTGCAACATCTTGAAAGATACCTTCTACGTCTCTCGCTACTACGTTCTGGTTTGTAACACCTTCTTCTAATAAAAATCTATACATCGCTTGATCTTCAGGTGCATTTCTATATTTAGGATTACCTGTCATTCTATATAAAAGTTGTGGCTGTACAGCTTTTCTTGCTCTGTTTGCAAACTCACCTATTTTAGCTGGCGGTATTAATATATTACCTCTGTGTACAGTTGTAATGGCAGCAGAAAAAAAGTTTCTTGCGTGTGTAAAAAATCCTAAAACTGTTTTGGCCGCTTGCGCAGATCCTTTTGGAATTAACATAAGTATTCTGTACGGTAAACTTCTAGTGATAGAACTACCTACAACAGCATCACCAACTCTTATAGCTTCTGCATAAGGCTGCGTTGTAAAGTATCCATCTAACGGACTTTTGTAAATTGTTTCTGGCAGATTAGTTTTTAAACTTAAAGGTGCTCTTGTTATGGCTTGATTAGGTAAATTAACAACTGCATCGTTGTAGTTTTTAAAAAATATAGGTCTTCCTATTTGTCCAGCATCTGCTCCTGCTTTTAATTGTTTTGCAATACTTTCTGAATCTTTAAGTAAATTAGTATAAAACTTATCTCTTGCTATAATCTCAGATAAATCTGTCATCACACTATAAATACCTTTTTGTGCATTTTTATATTCACCAAATAATTTTTTAAATGCCGTAAGATCTGATTCTTTTTGTATTAAACCTCCTCTACCATCTGGTTTAAACTTACCTGTAGTTATGTACTTACCTATATTTACTCTTTGCACCGGTGCATCTGCTAAAGCGCTCATTTCACCGATATCAAAGACTAACGATTGTGTAGACTTATCTTTAAAAGCATTTTTAGTTATATCATTTACTAACTTTACTGCAGTTTCATCATCTAATGACTTGCCGTTATTTTTTGCATATCTTTGTAAAACTTTTGCTACTTGTTGTATGTTTTCATTAACAGGTGTGTACCCATTAAAAAGACCTCTGTTGTCATCTATTATTTTGTAATCAACAGCTAATACATTTCTTACTCTTTCATTTAATATGTTATTTAATTTATCTGTTCCTACTTTTACATTCTTACTAGCGTTAATTAAATTTTTTAAACCTGTAGCTGTTTCTCTAAATGTTTTAGTATTGTTTACTATTTTATCTACTGATGGTTTTGATACTCCTAATTTTTTTAAAGATTCTGTAAATCTATCTCTAACTGTTTTACTAAAACCAGGAAAAACAATTTTATTATTTTTAACAACATCGTCTGCTGAATACATAAATTCTGCAATTGTTTTTGACATAATATCTGGATCTTTAACAGCTAAAGCTGCACCTTTACTTTCTCTAGATATTTCTCTTATGGTATCATCAAAATTTCTAGAAGCATCTTTAGCTAATATTTTTACTGCAGATTTTTTACCTTCTAATTTTTGTATGTTGTCAAATAATTCTTGTGTCTTGTTACTTCTAGATCTAAAAGGTTGAGCCACAAATCTATCCACCCATCTTTCTAACATACTGTCGCTATATGCTATGTCTTTACCTTTTTGCACAATAAGCTTACCTATTTTACCTGTGCCTACAACAAAGGGTACAATAGGAAAAGCAAGTTCTGATCCAAATTTTAATCTATTTAGTAATTGTCTTTGTGCATCTTCGCCGCCTTTTTCTTTTTGTTCTCTATCTAATCTTGTAGGTAGAAAATCTAAAAAATCCCAATCACCAAATGTTCCTATGTCTTCTACATCAGATACAATAAACCCAGCTCCTAATCCTCCACCTACTGCTATAGCTACAAATTTATCTGTGCCTGTTATTTTATTTAATTTGTTAGCTTCTTTAACAGCTCTTGCTGCGTTTACATTATTAGAAGTTTTTACATATCGACCACCTTTAATACTGTTAACTAATTGTCTAACTTTTTGAGATCCTTTTGCTATGACAGGTATGGCTGTCTTTTGTGCTATTTTACCTGCGCCATATAACTGACCAATAGCTTCTGTAATTTTACCTGCTGCTGTTTCTGAAGCTACTTCTTCTGATGCTTTTTCTATTTTACCTAAAGTTGTTTGTTCAAAAGCGTCATTGAGTTTACCTGTTAAGGTTTCATCTACAGGTATACCTTCGTCTTGAAATATATCATATAATAATGTTCCAAATGTTACGAGGCCTTTTGGTATCTTTATACCAGCACTAACACCTGCACCAACTAAAGATTCTACAAGAGATGCATCTTCTTCTACTTCTTTGCCTTGTATTTTGTCTACAATTTTAAAGGCACTTCTTACAGTTTCTTCACCAACTGTTTTGCTTACGTTTTTGTCTGAAAATATTTTGTCACCAAAGAAAGGAGTTCCTTCTTCTGGTACTGGTTTAGCTTCTTCTGGTAAGGTGCCTTCTTCTAGTTCTTTAGGAAGTTCTTCAATAATTTCTTCTTCTTCATCAAAAATAAAATCTTCAGGTAATTTAATATTGTCAGACATTTAGTCTCCCTTCTTTACGGCTTGTAGCCACCATAAGGAATAAAAATATCCTGTTCCTTTTTATAAATTAAAAATCTTTTTAATCTTGGTTCAAAGTAAGCAAAATCATCTTGGAAATCTATAATGTTTCCAGCTTTAGGTCTGTAAACTGTTCTTTCTTTTCCACCTATGGTTATCTTATCTTTTGTAATTCCTGCTTTTTTAGGCACGTATTGAACATTAGGATCTAATTGTAAATCTTTTTGTAGTTTTGTATTATCTTTAACTGCCTGTCTTGCATCGTATATTAATTCTCCTGCATCTTGTGATACAGCGGGGTTACCTCTGTTATCTTTCACTCTCATTAAATTTTTTACGTAATCTTGTTTTGCTTCTCTCTTCAATGTTGTGTCAGATTTACCTTGTCTAAATCTCTCTTGATTAAATAAAACTAATCCATATTTTTCTGCATTATTACCATATTGTTTTGCTAAACTAGGATCTATTCTAAAAGCGTCCTTTGCTTGTTTAATATATTTTTGCAAACCACCCGTGCCCATTTTAGAAAGTAATGTTGCTGCTATTTTTCTTCTGCTAGCGTTTCTTCTTTCTTGAGCTGTAATTGCTCTGTTTAATGGATCTTTGGTTGCACCCACAATTTCTTGTAACTTAGTTCCACCTGCTGCAGTACCACCTATTAAATTTTGACCTGTTTGTAATAAAAATTGTGTTAATGGGTTTCCCAAAGGACTAGCTCCTGCTCCTGAGATAGCATCAATTAAATTAATTCTGCTTTGAATATTTTGAATATCACTACGCATAGTATCAGACATACCTTTATCTTGAAAAGATTCTCGAGGCTTGATACCCGTCATAACACCTTCCATGACTTCTCCACCTTTTCTAAACATTGGTCTTTTTAAAGTTCTACTCATTATACTTTTAATCCGGGTATGTTAATTGTTGTCGGCGATGGATTAATTAATCTGTAAATACCAGCTAATGTTGATGCTGTTCCAAGTCCTGTAGCTAATGGTGATGGTGTAGCTGCTGGTGGTAATATATTTTCTCTACCAGGATATCCTGCAATTAATTGTGTAACACCAGAGCCAAATTGTTGTGCTGCTTCTAAAGGTTGTAATGCTTGTCTTGATGCTAATTGTTGATCAGCTGTTAATAGTTGTTGTTGTCTCGCTGCTTGCTGCGCGCCTAAACCTGTTAGTGCTGAAATCTGTTGACCTAATAATGCAGGTGATTGTTGTGCTAAATTTATTTGTCCAGCAGCTAATCCTTGTTGTTGATTAAAAGCTTGACCTGCTAAATTCTGTGCTTGACCAAAACCTTGTTGTAATAACTGTGCTTGTAATGCTGCTCTGTTTCTATCAGATGCCGCTTGATACTCTGCTCTCTCCACACCTTCTCGTCCACCACCAAATGCACCTGCTGAGATTGCTCTTGCAGATAATGCTGGTAAACCTCTTTGGGCTTGCCTGTCAAACTCTGATAGTGTTGTATCAATAACATCTTGTTGATACGGAGACATGTAAGTTTGATAAGCTGTTGGGCTTACTAAATCTTTTGCTCTTGTTTGTGCTGCAGCTGCTTCTGTTAAGAAAGGTTGAAAACTACCAAGACCTGAAGCTAAACCTTCTGCTTGTGTTGTTAATGCACCAGGTCCAGCAACAAACTGTCGACCCATAATTTTCGATAGGTCTTGTCCTTTAAAATCACCAATTGCTTTTGTTAGATCGTCTAGATATGTTTTTGCACCCGCTTCAATAAACTCTGCCGGTGCTGTTCTTACTACATCTGCCATTATACTTTTCCTCCTGCTTCTAACATTTTCATTTGATCATACATTCTTTGTGCGCCTAGATTAACGTTTCCGCCACCCATGCCTCTTACAGCATCAGCCGTCATAACGAACTCATTGTTAGATAACATAGCTGGAATGTCGTCTTCTTTTTCTTTTATCCCAACTGGGGGTATAAATCCACCAGTTTTTCTAAGATCTAGCTCTTTAACACCTTTTGGATTTTGTCTTACAGGTAGCCCCTCGATGCCCGCCGCTTGCATAGCGTTATCACTAGCTGTATCCATCTTACCACCTAAAGCTGCAACACCTCTTATTGTTGGCTCCATTCTTTTTTTACTCATTCTATCAAATTCGTTTTGTGCTGCCTCTGCAGCATCTTTAGGAGATAGTCCCATATCTATATATTTTTCAAACAAAGCTTCTAATATTTTATCGTTCTCCATATTAGATGCCATTTTTATTTCATTGTCTTCAATTCCAAAGTCTCCTGGTTTTGGTCCAAAAGGATTTACAGGTTGTGTTGGGTCTGGCGGTAATACTGGACCATCAGCAAAACCTACTCTACCACCTACAGCATACTCTGATGTGTTTGTTGCAACAAAATCTCTGACTTGTTGTTCATATTGTTCTGAATTTGTATCTGCAGTTGGTGGATTTAAATTTCTATAATATAGTTCTAAATATTTTGATGGATCTCTAGCTAATTCTTCTTCAGCTTGTTCTGGTGCCATACCAAGGGATTTTGTTAAAAAAGTAGATACTGCACCTAATGCAGCAAACTTACCTAAATTACCACTACCTGTTATTGCATCTTTTGCTCCAGTTAAAAATTTTCCAAACCTAGTTGCTGGTAAACCAATTTCTTGTGCTGATCTCGTTAATGGACTTGCACCTGGTTTTGCAAAAAACCCAGCTCCTGGTAAGTTAGCAAATTTAAAACCAGACATACCAGCTCTTTGTGCTCCAAATAAATTACCCCCACCTGCATAATAAGTTCCTGCAGCTAACAACGCAGCTTTACCAAGATCAGATGATGCAACTTTCTTTACAGTCTTACCTACTTTTTTAATGGCTTTTTTAATACCACCAAATATAGCAGGTTCTCTAGGCACTACATCCATGATGCCACCACCCATTCGTAATTGTCTCTCCATCTGTCCTCTTGATATTGTCATAATTTAGCTAAATGTTAAAGCAGGCTTTGATTTCCTGTAATCCTCAATCTACTTGGTTTTTGGAAATAAATCAAGACTTGGCATAATTACCTTAACATCCCTTCGTATATCTGCTTCTGGCACTCCTTTTGCCTTCCAATCTTCATCATTTTTATATACCTCACCTGTTTTTAGGTTAGATATAGTCTCAATAATCTCTTTTGGTCTTATTACTTGCATTACGTTGTTACGTCTCTTGGCTGTATCTCTAATATAGACGCTATTACATGCAGCTCATTAGCATCACTAGCTTGTACTTTGAGAGCTTCACTCTCCTCTAAAACCAAAGGCTGAGTTAAAAGTTCTACTGTTGTATTAGAAGATATAGCTTTTGTTTTAAATAAACTAAATATATTGCTGCTAGCATCAACTAGAGTTACCGTTAAATTAGCACCAGATCCTGCATCTTCAGAAACTAGTATAGATTTTATAACCGTAGTCGTTGCAGTAGGAACAGTGTACAAAGTTGTATTATCTGTTGTAGTTAAATCTACTTTTTTATTTTTAAAACTATTAGCCATTAATTTAAAAAGAAGTTTTGTGCGTCTACTTCATCCTTTAGTTCTTGTTGAAATGTTGTGTTTAATTTTTGCACTATCGCATCAAGATCTCTAACCTGTGCATCAGCAACATCTTGTCTGTATACTTGTGATGGTCTTGTTAATATCTGTACTATCTTTGCCATTATCTTCTACCGTCTGGTTGTATGTCTAATCTAAATCCACCAAGTTTCCAATTCTGTGAGGATCCTGTGTTTGCTATTTTCAAGGACACAGCTCTTGCTCTAGCTCTCGTATCTACTTTAGTTGTAGATGAGGTAACTGTAAAAGGACCAAGAGGTGAGCTTGAGTCACTGCTATTAGAAAAATTTCTTAAGTTTAATGTGACTTGTGTATTACCTGTTTGAGATAAAAAGTCAGGTATGAATCTTCTTATTTTTGCAAACACTTCTCCATCTCCACCTTGACTTATATCAAAGTCTCCAGATTGTATGTTTGCAGTTACAGCTGTTACTGCTGTCGATGTAACTTGATCTGTGCCTGTTTCGTGTTCATAATAGATAGTGCAACCATCTGTGTTGCCAACAACATCGTAAGATGTATTTGAGTCTGCATCATAATCTGTAGCATGTGGTTTACCAAATACAGAAGAGTCTTGCCAAGTCGTTCTATCTAATGTGCCAGTTGTCCATATAGGTCTTTCTGGAGAAGATTCTTGATAGTTATAAGTTACACATCTGTTTACTACTGTAGAACTATCTGTGCAATAGAACCAAGTAATCTCACCAAATAAGTTATTTAATCCTGCGTTAATTAATTGTGATGCTGTTGTGTTTAAATCATTAAATACGAAATCTTCTACTAAACAAGGTAATGATTGTAGAGCACCTGCATATTTAAAGAATCCATTCTCTGAAAACCAATAAGCAGCACCATCTACTTCAACGGCTGCGTTCTGTCCTATCAATCCACAGTTTGTACCTACTTGTGTAAAACCAAAAGTAAAAGGTGGACCAATAAAACGCATCGTAAATAAAGCTGTATCAGTCCAAACATAGATTGCATCTCTACCTCTAACAGCTCCTACAATTCTAGATCCATCCGCAAGTCTCTGTGTACCTGCAGTGTTAGTTGACGTAGGTGTGTAAGAGTTAATGTTCTCTTGATCTGAGAATCTAATAAACATTTGATCTTGTGTAGATTGATCTCCTATTGTTGTTTCTGTTCCAAAGAATACTAAGTGTCTATCTGGTGTAGATACAATCATATCTCTAGATGCTGTTGGCGCACCTGAAATAATTGTTGCTCTGTTGGACGTAGCGTTTGATGCATTAGAGTCCCATTCAAATACTTGTCCGTTGTGTATCAAAGCTATAATCTTGTCACCAAAGTTATCTATCGACCACATACCTGGATCTACAACTAAGTCACCAGATGCAGCCTCGCCCCACGCTACATAGTCAGAAGAATTTGTTACGGTATCTGCATTAGAGTGAGAGGCAGCGGTAGTATTTCTAACTCCTCTTGTAACACCAGTTAAAGTGTTGCTGGATATACCTGTGTAAGAAATCTCTTCATTGCCTATCTGCACAAAGTTTGTTCCTGATGTTGGAAACAAAGAAGCGTCTGATAATACTATTGTTGTTGTCGAAGAGTTGATACCTCCATTTAAACTTGTTGTAGCTTCACCAGATACGGTTCCACCCCACTGACCTAAACTCCAACCAAATCCTGGTAATTGTCCGGCAGGGCCAACACTATAGTAAGACTGAACTCTTATGCCACCAGAAGTAGTAGCTCCAGAACCACCATCGGTTGTTGGCATAGTAATTGTAATAGCCGTCGAAGATACTATTGAAGTAACCATAAATGTTTTATCATTAAAGTCAGACGCACCAAAATTAGAATTAGTGATTGTAGAAAAGTTATCTAGTAATATGATATCGTTAGCTTGAAGATTATGATCTGTTGAAAAAGTTATTGTAACTACTGCTGAATTGTTCGTAGTTGAAAAAGCATTAGATAAAGTTGTGGTTGCTCGAATCGGGTGTATGTCATAAAACACACCACCTGAGTATGCATATAAAATTCTGTTTGTTCCTATAATAGAAAACTTATTACCTGATTTATTAACAATGTGATGCATTGCTCTAGCAGCACCTGTAAGTTTATTCTCACCTAGTTGTTGCCAACCACCTATTTTCTCAGGTGTAGAATACCTAAACCTAACATTGTCACCATCAACCCACTGACCTTTAGCTTGAGTTTCAGTAACCTGTTTATTGAATCCTGGTAAAAATTGTACTTTTTGTAACGCCATAGACCTCCAGATTATAATAGATCGCGTCGATATTCAACGTTATTTGACTATTCCTAACATAGGTCTTTTATCATACAAATTGGACTTTGCAAACCTTCCATCTGCATGATTATAGTGCAAGAATACTTGGCCACATAATTGACCTTCAAATGGCTCTCTCCAGTGTTCTAACTCACAACCAGAGTAAATAAGCATATCTCCTGGTTTTAGATCTACCTGTATGCCTTTGGGTGCACCAGGCTTATGTATGCCTTTATACTCATCTATGACGTTGTCAGAGCCTGTAGGGTCTATAAATATAGGCCAGCTATCTCCACCTAGGTTTAGTGTCGTAGATATTTCGCAGCTAGGTCTATCTTTGTGTCTTTTTAAAATATTACCTGTTCTATATAATCTACAATAAGAATAAGTAGGTACTAGTTTAAGTCCTGTCTTCTTCTGCATTACATCTATGGTTTTAACTAGCAATGTCTCCATTAATCTATCACCATATTTAGCATAAGAGTTAGGAACTTGTGGGTCGTTAAAATTACCAACAAGTTTGTTGCCTGCATGAGTCATGCCATTATTTAACATCCAGTGATCTGCTTCTGCTGATATCTGTAAATATCTATAAGCTATGTCTGCCACCTCTTTAGATATGGCTCCTTTGATAACCTGATATTTATTTTTCTTAAAACTCATATTTGTATAAAATTATAAGATACAGAGATTCTCCAATTCTTATCACCTTTGTCTGTATTTAAATTTATATCAACACCGTGAGGAAGCCAAGATGGAAAAAAGATCATACGTCCTTCCATAGGTTCGTAAGCACATACTCTCCATAAAGCTTCAGGAAGATTATCTACTCTTCTCGGCATGTGTGTATTGGGTCCTGGTCTAGGATCTTCTAAAAATAGTTTGCCTGAGTTCTTAGGTACTTTAATATAGTAAACACCTGACC